CTCGTGAGAGCGAGGATCCTGGGTGTCACTTAGGAGAATGACACTTGCTTCCTTTAGGCCTAATCAGGTTGATTCTTAAAGAATTAACAATCTCGCTGATTAAGTAGAGTCAAAAAACTTTACAAGGTTTTCTGGATTCGTTGTTTAGAGATGAACGACATCTTTACTCAGTCCCGAACGCAAAAATTAGTCTTGAACCACTAATTTGAGCATTTGGGGCTGGGGGTCTGAGGCGACCAGTTATCTGGCGTCCCGGTTCACCGGAACAGCGCAAATATTTTTTTAAAAAAACATACGACTATGACTAAAAGAAATAAAATTGATTTTATCTCCTTAATCAAAGCTGTCCGTTTTAATCAAAATATGATAAGCCTTAATAACTCTTTTGAGTTATTAGCCCTCTTTAGAACTTATGGTTTTAGAATTCTAAAAGCCATTAATTTTAAAGCGGGAGGTTATACCACAAGACTAAACTTTCTGCTCAAATTCTTCCATTATCTTATTTATCTCAATAAGAAAAATGGGTCAGAATTTGTAGTCGCATTTCTTAAAGCTGGTCAACTTGCCATTTCTAAAAAAATAGCAGGTAATAGGGTCAAATCTCTTCGGGAAATTAATCCTGATTTGAATTTGCCCCGACTAACAAATGGATTACCTTCCTTTATACCCCCTAGTGATAGGGTTCTTATAAGGAAAGGTTCTTCCACTGTTATTCGGTATTGATTAACTTTATTCTCCATTTATAGAATTATTTCTATTCCTGGAAAACTAAAGTTATCTACTATTACCGATCCATTTAAAGGAAATGTTGAATATTTAGAAACATTCTGTAACCTCATTAGTAGTGGTTTAGGAAAAAAAGTGTTTAAGGCTTTTTTACCAAAACATACTAATTTGGAGTCAGAGATTTCTATGATATCCAAAGCTTCTCCTCTTCATGATAAAAGCTGAAAAGGGTTGTATTCTGATTTACCTGTTATGCCAGAGGAGTTATACTCTAGCTTGATAAGGTTTCTTCAGCATACTAACCAGACCTACAACATCCTATATGTAAAATACATTAGGGAGTTTGGGGGTCAATTAGCTAACCTTGGGACACCCAATCATTTCAAAACCTTTGTTTCTGAAACTCAATCGGAGACTTTTGATCGTGTTATGCGACCAACTGTCACTGATGAAGAACTTAAACAGGGTAAGATTTGAGAAGGAGGTTCTAAAGGTCATTACCCTTTTGGGCAATTATCAACAAAGAATGAAGCTGCGGGGAAAATCCGTGTATTTGCAATGGTAGACTTCTGAACACAAATATCATTAAAAGGGTTGCATGATTATCTTTTCAAGATTCTCAAAGCGATACCTAATGATGGTACTTTTGATCAGGCTGCATCTATTCAGAGGGCAGGTGAGAAGTCAAAGATAGCTAACTGTAGTTTTGGTTATGATCTAACCGCGGCTACAGATCGCTTACCTTTAGCTCTTCAAATTGCTCTTCTTAGTAGTCTATTTAGTACCGATATGGCTGAAGCTTGAGCTGACCTTTTGGTCCGGAATCGATATTACTACCTTAGGGTAGCATATCCCGGTCCAGGGAACGCTCTAGCTGAAGTTCAACGGTATAAATATGCAGTTGGACAGCCAATGGGTGCCTTGTCTTCTTGAGCTATGTTAGCATTGACTCATCATTTAATAGTTCAACTCTGTTATCAATTATCTTATGATAAGAATGATTGATTCGAGGGTTATGAATTATTAGGTGATGATATAGTGATCTTTGATGAAAAGGTCGCTATGCAGTATCTAGAAATGATGAATCAGTACGGTGTACCGATTAATCTATCTAAATCTGTCGTCGCTAAAAATGCTACCGTAGAATTTGCTAAGGTGGTATTACATAATGGAGTAGATGTTTCTGCTTTATCATGAAAATCATTCTTAAGCGATTCATCATCCCTCATGGGTCGAGCTAATATCTTAGATTTCTTACTTCGTAAGGGTCTAGGTTTATCTAACTTTTCCCGTTATGTTGTGGATCTGCTTCGAGAGAGTAAGTACTCTAAGGGGTCGTCTTCTCCGGGTTTCCTGGCTTTACTAACCATGTTAGTTAATCGAAGAGTATTTACATATTCTTGATTAATTGGTTTGGTTAATAATCCCAAGGTCCCGCTTCAATCTTGGTACTCAACTATCCTTATATCGTTACGCGAACCTGTACTTTATCAGATTCTTCACTCTTATTGAGTGAAAGGTTTGAGAGAGTTCAAGCTTAGCGCAAAGATGGATCGGTTGAGAATCAATAAAGAAGTTTGGCTTAAAGTCTTCCTTATGGGGAAAATTGTAATGCTCAAACAGAAGAATCTACCGTCTGGATTTTGCATGGGAGTAGACTACGCTGATCTTAAATCATTAAAGGAAAGAACATTAGACTTTCTCATTCCGAACTTTCAGGATTTACCTGATGTTACGAAAAGAGATTGTTTTGATTTCTTTACAATGATGATTTTCGATAAGAAAGTTAATCGACAGTTAGCTGAGTGAGAGGAATTCAATCCTCGCGCTAAGCATACTTTAGATGAACTTCTTGAAGCAATCGAGCTATTTGAGTCCATTGAAAGTCATTTCAAAGGACACTTTGAAGATAAGAAGTTAGAGAGGTCTCTTTCTTCTGAATCTCCATTACGCGTTCTTCAGCATTTAGTGGATCTTTCAAAAAAAGTTCCACCGTATGTAAGAGAAAGCTCAAATAGTCAGTGGTTTAGTTAATGTGATATAGTTTGTCACATTTGTACTAAAACAAAGGATTGATTAAGTTAACTTGCTATCGTCCAACATCTAGAAGATGCTCTGGATGGCCTTGCGCTGAAACGCGTGAAGAAGGTCCGGTGAGAACCCTACCAAAATTGGTGGATAGCAAGGAGAAAAGTGTCCCACAATTAGTGGCATAGTAAGAGGACTCAAAATGCTAGACTCAAGAGTTTAAATATTTAGAAATAAATAGAACTAATAAGAATAGAGTTAAGAAGTCATTACTGATCACTTGATCTAATATTCTAGTGCTTAGATAGGGTCAAGGAGAGAAGGTTATGATCGTAAAAGGTTGTAATTCAATGGCATCAAAGGGTTATTCCCTTCTTCTTAACTAGTTTTCCCAAAGTAAAACTATCAAAGAAGTATGAGAGGAACTTACTTTAACTACCAGCCATTTATTATCAGAAAATTCATAACTTTCTGGTGATAAATGACCTATAGGTGAAGTCGAAAGATGAGTTGGTCAGCTTCAACGTTGTGGGGCTTACTAGCTTTTCTTGATCCATAAGGACTCAATAAAAAGAGCTGCCTGAACGCG